TTTGTTGGTCGCGACGAGTTTTGTCATCGTTTTTTTAATGCGAGGTTTCGCGCCTAGCAAAAGCGGCTCAGCTTGCGGTTTCGATAACGTGACCGTGTCGCCGACTTTATGCCAACGGCGAGTGCTCGGGTCTCGATAGCCGAAAAGCACCTGATACTTCTCTTTTTCCAAGGCTTTCTTTTTTACTTTCATAATCAATCCTGATGTTCAGACACAAAAAAACCAGCATCACGCTGGCATTATCTCGATAGACGGTAGACGTTCGTTATTCGGGGCGAACGGGGCGTGCTTCGCCGATGTCCCCCTCTGCACTCACATAATCACGGCAAGCGATCGTGTATTGGTTGATTTGGTCAAGCGTAGAGACCGCCCGCTTTGTATCACCAGAGACATGGTAAAGACGTTGTAAATCACACCATTTCAATTCACTGCGCACCCAAAGCCTCGCATCGCCCAATTGTTTTACACGTATTGGTTGTAACCGAGCGATCACTTCATCCTGAGACAATGGCGTCAATCCCTTGCCTAATGAGGCATTTTTAAACGCATGAATTTGCTGCTTATCATCAATAAAATAGTTCATCCAACCTCCTAATACAGTTCAGACCAGGAACGTAAAACAAAGACCGATTCATCCGCTTTCAGATGATATGACGAGCCAGAAGGGACAATGGCATCAATATTCAAATCCGCACCGGGGAAGTAAGTCCCAACAGAAAAATAATCATCATCAATGTACAGCTGTGCAGCTAAGCCCGTATCAGCAACAGGCTCCGCATTAATATGTAACTGAATTGGGTACTCATTTTCATTGGTATACGTGACGTTAAACAAACGACTGGTATGACGCCAAATTTGCCCTGCGTTAAACCCTTCAGGAATCGCCGCAATCGCATTGTCTAAATCGTCTGGCGTCACGAACTGGACCGTCGGGTCAATCACCGCCTCCACCACCTCTGCATTACCAGGAATAAACTGCAAACGAATGGTGTAGCTTTTCCCCTGACCTTCCGAAAGTGCGGGCTTATAATCCCCAGCTTGACGGGCATAACAATACAGTGTGCCATTGGTGGGGTCATCAACTCGAACGCCCGCTTCACGAATGTAAAAACCGCCTTCTTCGGCCGGGATTTCCGCGCGCGCCACCCACACGGTTGGGTCGGTTTTGTCCTGTTCAATGGTAGCCGGATAGACTTTAATTTGATGATTCAAATCCACCACTTCGGTTGGGGCCACGGACGCATCCAGCTCCACATCCCCAATCACAAAGTACACGGACTCACCAAACACTGACGCTCCGGCCTCTTTTGCCGCCGCTTCCAATGCGAACCCGGCATTGGTGACATAAGTTCTTAAATCAAGGCTCATTAAATCGCTGGCTCCGATGTTGAAATAATACGTAAGTGAGAAAATGCCCCCACGGATTTCGCGGCAACAGATTCACTACTGGTGGGATAATAAGGAAACGACGTCATGGTCACACCAACTTCCGCCATAACACCAATGCGCGGCGCCCCCAAGGAGGTACGGCTGATGTTAAAGTCAATGATGTCTCGCTCCGATTTATGATGGGAAATACGCGCATCAAGGCGTACAAATGCCTGCGCATCAATCGGCTTCTCCGTGGAAGCGATGGCCTCGACATAAATTTCGTAAGGTTTTCCATCCTCTTTTTTAAACCAAGGCGTCACCGTGGCATCCAAAGCAATGGATTCTGCAGCGCGCTTTAAACCGCTTCGCGTGCCTGCCTCTTTTTGCACAATCAACCCATCACCAACAATGGCGCGTTGATCGCTTTCCGTATCGGTTTCAAACCAGTCATTCACCCCCACTTCTAACGCTAACGCCGATAAAAACTGCTTAGGTGTCAACTTAGGATTGAGTAACTGAGGGAAAGGATCATTGACCGCTTCGAGCTGAGCACGAAACGCCTTTTCAATGGCGCGCATTAGAGGCGAACTGTTATCGGGCAATACCGATTGGTAATGATGGCTACTCATAGTTCACCGTGACATTAATACTGGTGCAATAAGGCGCTTGCGTATGGTCACACACGATATCGGCAGCAAGGTCGATTTCCGCGCGATTGACGCCCACCACCTCTTCGCATATCGCGTACACGTTCGATACCGAGATGCGCGTTTCCAGTTTGTGACGTTCATCGGCATACGCTTGCAGCGCGGCCTCGACATCGGCCTGATTAATCAAACCACCAGGTTGCGTCGAACCATACACGGTGACGGATAAGGCGTACTCAACGATGTCGGCACTGTGACCAAACAACTCGTCGGTTTCCTGCGCAATATCATCACGGTTGAGATACGCCAGACACGTATCAATGGTCGCTTGACTGGCCACACCCTTGTCAGATTCATAACTGAGCAGATACACATCCACTTGCCCGGTGTTCGAGCCACGCCCTTTGACTTTGGCATCCTTGATCAGCGTGCTGTTACTGTCATCGGTGAACGTATAGGTCACCACCAGTTCCGTATCACTGGTTTTATCAATGGTGATGTCTGGTCGCTCATCAATCGACAAGGCATGAAATCGGTAACCTAAGCGGGTACCCGTTGTGGCCAGACTGTAAGGCCACAACATAAAGCGTTGGCGCGCCTCGTCATCACTTTCATAGGTGGGCTCAATCACGGGATACGCATCTGGATCGCCAGGGTCAATCACCTTTCGGGTCAGTCCCCGGTCAGAGAGCTTCGCATCCAGATTTGAATCTCGCGCCCAAATCGCCAGCATCTGCAAGGCTTGGTCATTCACATAACGATAGCGGTCCTGCAGGACGCGAACCGCGCCTTCCACAATCACCGTCCCAAACTCTGCTGGGTTATTCAGGCTCTCGCGAATGGCCGCCGCTAAGTCTGGATTGGACGTTTCGATGTCCGCCACAATCTGATTGACAAACTCCGACTTCAAATCGTCGAACGACGGTACCACTTCCGCTTCCGGGACAGCGATGGTGTTCGTATTAACATCAAGCATTAACCGGCACCTCAAAACTCACCACGTCTTTGTTCCAGACACCAATCACATTCAACACCACGCCTGTGGTACTGCGATAAGCCTGACAACGCGTGATAGAAAAATCCGCCAACCCATTATTGGGATCCGACACACCTTCAATGGCTCTCGATTGAATTTGCACCAACACACTGTCACTCATGTTGCTATCCAGATTTTTACGACAATCACTGCCAAAAGAACGATTACGTTCTCTTGAGCCTTTATAAGTACTGACCATATTCGTAAAACGGCTGCGTAATTGAGCAAGCCCAGTGATGGTCTTCCCGGTACTCGGGTTCATTCCTATCATCAATCCCCCTATTGGATGGGCCACTGACCTGCAGACGACCCCGACGCCACATTGGCTTTGGCATTCGCCTGTATTTCTTCGGTCACCGCTTCACAAATCGCCTTGATGAAAGCCTTGGTGGACGCATGCTCGTTATCCAGTTCAAACCCAGCAGCACTAAGTTTGTCTTCCACAAGAGATTGCATCGTGGAGGCGTTCATTGCCATAGAGACTCCTATTGTCCAATAAGGACGCTTTTAGAGCAGTCGGGATGAGGCTGTCCGGTAAACGAACAACGATTAAAGCCGGTGACCGCTCCCGCTGGATTGTTATCATTCAGTTGAACGGTGGGCGATATCAAGGTGAGCGTTTCACCGTCTAAATCCCATTCCACCGACAAACTGCCCGCTTTGGTGACCACCTTTTTCGGTGACGCTTCCGAAAACGGGAACGCATGACTTTCAAAACCACACAGCGCCACATAACCTTGCGCGCTCATGCCACTGCTAATGTCAATCAACAACGCACTTTCACCAACAGAAGGACAGCGGTAATGCATCATTTCACCGCCAGCGGGGGTAAACCACCGTATCCACGGTGTGGTGCGCTCACCGTGCTTGACCTTGATTTTTTTCGCATCACCACTGACAGACGTCACCACACCAAAACGAATTGCGTTGTCCAATCGGCGTTGTTGCTCATCAATAGCCTCAAGCAACTCCGTGATTTTTTCATCGTATTCACTCAGCGCCGCTTTAATACGCTGAGCAATGATTTGGTCTATCTGTTCATACGTCATGAGTGATTGGCCTGTAACTGTCTGAATCATCCACGTGATCGTTAAAAGACACCGCAATGTTGTCCCGAATGTCTTCCTCATCATTCACATCGCCATAAATGACCCGCTGAATAAAGGTGACCGCCCACGCTTCGTACCCTTTATCTCCGTTTTTGAACATGGATGCTTGGCGATCGATGTTTGTTGGACGGCGCACCGAATCGGAAGCTAAGCCCCAGTTCCATCTCGGAACCCGCGCCTTATCAGGTTGCAAAGAAGGCACATCGGCAATCACAGAGCTTCGAATTTCAAACGACAAATCCGCGGCTTTCCGCTCCGCACTGGCAATGGATGAGGGATACACACAGTGGATCCACATTTCCAAATCTTCATACAACCGACCATCAGGCTCTCGGTTGATACCCGGCGCTTTGTAGTATTCCACCACTATCGTTGGGCGGGTGATGTCCTTACGGCCAAATTCTCCGTAGTCATAAATATCAAATCGATCCTTTTCACTATTCAGCAATTGGTGAAACGTTGCGCTCACCGCCGCTAAATAGTCGCTAGGCTTTCTGACCGAGCTTGGTAAGCTCATAGTTCAACTCCTGATCAAACACCACCAAAAAACGTTCATTGGTTCTGGCTTCCAGACGTTCAATAACGTCAGTCGCTGGCTCTTCTATTTCCAAGCCGATACGTTGAACCGGGAAACGCCCCGCGAGATCGGCAGCTTTTACGCTTAGGTTGGAGTGCTGCTTCGATGAGCGGTAAATCGGGTGATGTTCCCGTTCATTACGCTTGGTCCGTATCCACACATAGGGCGTCGAGCCATAAACCACCCGATAAAACGCGCCGTCATATTGACGACCACCGACGCTCACGCCATCGGCGTTGTTGCGTGGTTTGCCAGCGGCTTCCACCTCAATGGGAGCCAAACCAAAGAAAATGGTTGTCGACGAACCACTGCCACTGACGAATATCTTGATGCGATCTTTCAGTCGTTTGGTATTTTTCAGTTTCAGCGCCACTTTTAACTCTCGCGCTGAATGCACAGCTAACCAGCGCGCGGTCTTTCTGGTGGCTCGAACGATCGCACGGTCAACAGCCATTTCTAGCCCGACAAATTGCTTTTTCGCCTGGTAAGCCGCGTCAGAAAGACTGATTTTAAATGGCTGCGCCGCAGGGCCTTGACGATGGTCGACAGCGCGAAGCCCACCATGACTAAGTAGGGATAAGGTTGCCATCATAATCTCCACGTGAAGACGACTGAGACGGAGACAACTGAAGCAAACTGGTACTGTGGTCACTATAAAACACGTCATAAACCACACGTTCGCCAAGCGGTGTCATCACAACCGCGCCTTTAATGGATTTGTCCACGCGCTGATTCAATACCGTCAGTAACCCCTCTTCAAACACGACAGGTAAGCGCTGCTTATCGTTGTCTTTCACCGCTAACGCCGTATCAAAAATCGCCATGAGTTCTAAACTTTCGCCACTTTCAAAGTGGAAAGTAAATTTAGATGCCATGGTGTTTTCAATCCGTTGGTCAGCCACCTTCATGGCGTTATCAAACAAAGAGTCTAAGTCCACATCATCACCCGAAAAAAAAGGCGCGTTAACCGCGCCTTTGACTTATCATCGCTCTCCTGCCTATACCGACAGCAAAACCGCCACACCTTCATCCACCGCATCCAGTGCCGCAGATTCTTCAATAAATGCCGTGGTACCTTTTCGCACCATCACGCGCTTGCCATGAGAAATCAAACCAATCGTCACCAACGCTTTGAGCTCTAAATCGCCAGCCTCATTTGCACTGACTTCGACACCAGATTCACCAATGACGGCGTCTTCCGGTAACTGAGTCTCTTTAAACGCACCAACATGGCTACCTGGCGGAATTTCCGTGATGTCCGGCTGGCCCGAGTCACTCGTGAGAGTAAGGTTGCCATCCGCTAAATCACCGCCAATGGCGCCGTCATTGGCGTCAGCTAGCACTTGGTTATCAACCAGTTCATTGTCATTTTCATCCGGTAACTGGTCTTCGAGATCATCAATGATTTTCTGCAGTTCGGTCACAGAGGTATTGCTCTTGTATGGCGATTTGGTGACGTTTAGCTCTTCACACAAACCATCAATGTGCTTTTGTAAATGTTCTTTTGAAGACATAAGCGCTCCCTCTAAAGAATGAATGGGACCGTGGTCCCATTAAAAAAGAAAAGCCGCTTAAGCGACCTGAGTAACCACGAATCGGTTCGTATCGACCATGTACATGGCCGGGGCCGATTCCGTCTTCGTGTAACGAATCGCCGGGTCATGGCCTTCAATCCAATCACGAACAAAACGATCTGCTTCATCAAGCCCTTCGTTCTGAGCATTCAAGTCTTGAATGGCGCCATACAACGCTACTCCTCGCGCATGAGTATGACCGAGCACAACGGTATTTTCTGGCATCACTTTTTGCACCACGCCTTTACGATCGATGTATTCTTCACTTAACACAACAATCGCAACATCACCGTACATGCCTTTGTAGCTGACAGCCGAGCCTAACTCTTTGCAAGCGGTTTCCAGCTCAGAGTTGGAGCCACGACGGGTATCCAGTGCATCCTTCACCGCTTTGAATTTCTTAAACAGCGCCCACGCTTTTTTGTCCATAATGGCAATATCAATAATGCCATCAGACGCTTCAGACCACTCTTCAAAGTCATCCGACGGATCATGCGCATCCACATCCGCCGCATCCCATTTCGCGGCACCCGATAGGACAATGGTATTGTCGGCACTGCGCATCGTATCAATTTCGTTGGCTTCTTCTGTGTCGGTGCTGTCGATAATCGTTTTACCTGTCAGCACCATTTCCGCACACATCAACTCTTCACGATCTGACACGGCCACCTCTTCCATTTCGAGGTTTTGCATCACCAATGCCGCCTGACGCTGAGCCGGAGATTTTGGCTCGGCGTAAGTTTCACCAGGCGCACGCTTGATGGTCATGTTCGGGGTAACCGCATGCTTCGATTTCACGTAAGCCGGTTTAAATGATGAGGTGGCAAAACCTTGAGCTCGGTCAACCGTGGCACCAATCATTGGCGAGCAATAAGCGGCAATTTTTGTTTTATTAGGAATGTGGTCTAAATCCACTTTTTCCGAGGTGAACGTGTACGTCTCACGAAAAAACATACGTTTGAAAAAGCCATCGCGACGAATGCCTTTTTCTTTAATCGCCATTAAGAGCTGGCGGGTAGTAAACAAATCCATAAAGCGTTCTCTAAATTAGACGTGTAAAAGCAAACGACGAGCTTAATGCTCGTCGTCTACACTGATTGGGGTGCCAATGAATGCGGCTCCC